CTTACCATCATTATAATGAATATAAAACATACTGTATGGAATACTCCGCTAATAAATATAGATAGTCCTATTGCGGTTGGTATCATTCCTGCATTACCCAATCCTAAAAAATAGAATAAATTATAGAGTGTAAATGCTGCATTTACTACAAATAAAAAATAAAATCTAATTATGATGTGTAAAAATTTCATTACTTTCATTAATTTCATTACATTTGACATTTTTTTTCTCTTGAAAATTACAATAAGTACAATTAATAGTATCATAATCAACATCTTCTAATTTTATATAATATTCGTGAATTTCAGATGCTTTTTTTGTTTGAGCTTTTAAACATAATGACTTAAAACATTTTATTGTTAAAAAAATTTTTTTTATATTTTGTCCGCCATTTTTTTTTACATTATTTTCCGCTTTCTTTTCAGAGAAAGCACTTTTAAAATCTATATCTAACTTAAAATTTTTCTCAATAGTTTCTTTTGCTCTAATTTTTTGACTAAATCCTAACCAATGCCATACATCATCTAAATCAACTACAAAATCATTTGATTTATCGTAATTTAAGTAGCAATAAAAACTAGTTACAAATAGTTGTTGTTCATATCCAGAAAAATTTGATTGAATTTTGGATATTAACTTACTATTATATGTGCTAGATAATTTTGAAATAGGATTTTTTTCAATAAGCTCCACAATGTTAAATTCTGTCATCTAAATATAGTTATATTATTGTTTAATCTTTAAGTTGTTATTGTGCTTATATAATACAAAAGCAGTCTGAAAAACGCTTTATTACCATTTGCTCTTTTTTACAGCTATTTTTGGTCCCTGACCACGTTTCTTCACGTTATTTGGATCATATTGTTCGTCTTCGTCGTCATCATTTATCTGTTTTGATAGCTCCCAAAATTCTTTTGACCCTAATCTGAAGTCATTGTGAGCATCTGCCTTATACCAAAACACCTGATCTTGTAGTTTATTAGACTTTGAGTTGTTATTTATTACCAAACACTCAAAATTTTCTGTACATTGATCCATTACCTGGCAAAAGGACTCCAATGTTGGAAACATACCTGCGTAATTCTCGTATATACGCTTTCTATTTGCGATATATGGTTCTCTCAAAATGAAGACGTAATCAATGTTAGTTCTGAGCGTCGGAGGGATGCCTAAAGGATATTGCATTGTGATAAGTAACATCACCTTCCAATGTCGTCCATTCATAAAAAGTAATCGCATCATCTTATCCCGCGCCCATGTATTATCATACAAACAATCATCCAAAATTACAAATGTTCTTGGATCTATTGTTGACCTATTGAATTGTTCCATTTCTTTTTTTATTTGCTTCAATACACCACGTTGTCGCTTCAATATATTTTCAATGATTGCTGTATTATATTCATTATGAATGAACAATTTTGGAACTAATTTTCCATAAAAACCGTTACCTTCTTCTGTTCCTGATATTACCGTACCAATTGGAATATCTTGATGATAAAATAATAAATCTCTTACTAAAAATGATTTTCCAGTGTCACGGCGACCGATTAAAACTATTACTGGACCTTTTGATTCATTTGGCTTAAAACTAATGCTTTTCATATCAAACCTTTTTAGTTCCAAATTCATTATAATTATTATACCAAATAAAAACATTTTATTTACGCAAATTTATTTTATTCTTATTTAGCAAATTTATCAATTTATAAAATTACAATTTTATTATTTTGTAATTTTATTATTTTATTAAATAATTGATAAAATAATTAGTTAAATATTTATTTAATTTATATTTTATTTAGCTAATGACTATTTCGGTTAACTACCAAAAACGTAAAAATTCTTCCCTTTTTAACAAGTTCCTAAATAATAAAAACATTAATTTATCTGATGTACAAAATTACATTCCCATTTATGAAAGATTTTTTTCATTAAATGATTCCAATTTTAACTCTATCAACTTAAATCATAAATGGTCAATCTATGATATTAAGGATATTAAACATAAAGATAATGAAAATCAACATATATTTTTATCCAAATTGAAAAATATTGATGACGAAAACGACATCATTAATAGTCAAAAAATTTTTATTAAAATGGCACCACTTCTTGACCCTTTTAAATATTTAGTGGGTAAATATAATTATTTAGATAAACATTTATTTAATTTACCAACTTTTGATAAAAATTTCAATGTTCATAATAAAATATCTGATCCAAATAATTCTTCCTATATTGATGGATTTTTCTCATTTTTAACTAATCAATTATTACATGAACATAATTTTATTCATGGAGTTGAATATTATGGATCATTTTTAGCTATTAAAAATGATTATAAACTCAATGTTATTGATGATTTAGATTATCTTATACAATCCGATTTTTTTGTTAAACAACAAAATGTTTTATTCAATATTGATGATTATTCTCATCTTATTTCTAATCAAGAAACTAAGAAATTACAACCATTAAAAATATCTACTAGTTTAAAATCAAACCTATCCTCTTTATCTTTAAAATCTATTGATGAAAATATATTTGACAATATCTTTCAAAATAATCATATTTCTTTAAATGATATCAAAACCATGGGTGTTGAATTAATTGATATTACCAATTCAAATGATTTTGAAATTTCTTCCATTAAAGACAAAAAATCTGAAACTCTTAAATCGGGATCTACCTGTTCTTCCAGAACCTCCTATACCAACGATAATGACAAATTTATTACTAAAAATTATAATTCTGATAAATCTGATAACAATTCAAATATTATTGACTATGATATTCACGATGATGACGAAGAAAGCAACGAATCTTCCAGCGATGACGATGCTGAAGAAGAATCATTATTTGCTACATTCCCAAAATTTCCAGTTCAGGTTATTTGTATGGAACATTGTGAAAATACTTTTGATAATTTAATTATTAATGATAATTTATCCGATGATGAATGGTTTTCTGCGTTGATGCAAATTATTATGATTCTCATTACTTATCAAAAGGTATTTTCTTTCACACACAACGATTTACACACAAATAACATTATGTATATTCCTACTAACAAAAAATTTTTATATTACACTTTTAAGAAAAATACTTATAAAGTACCCACGTTTGGCAAATTATACAAAATTATTGATTTTGGACGTGCTATTTATAAATTTGATGGTAAAATTTTTTGTAGTGATAGTTTTCAAACTGGTGGTGATGCGGCCACCCAATATAATAGTGAACCATATTATAACGAGAAAAAACCTAGATTAGAACCTAATTTCAGTTTTGATTTATGTAGATTAGCATGTTCTATTTTTGACTATGTTGTTGATGATTTTGATATGATTAAAAATATTGAGGAATGTTCTCCGATTGTTAAACTTATTGTTGAATGGTGTATTGACGATAACGGAATTAATGTTTTATATAAAAATAATGGGTCAGAACGATATCCTGATTTCAAATTATACAAAATGATTGCTCGTTATGTTCATAATCATACTCCTATAGCACAACTAGAACGCAAAGAATTTAGTAAATTTATTGTATCCAATAAAAATACAATAATCAATGAACAAATTATGAATATTGATGAATTCCCTTGTTATTTTTAAATCTTCAAGGTTTAAATATTAAAATAATATTGTTTATATAATATATATTATTTTAATGAATGATTTTGGATTTATTATTACACGTCACGTCAATTCAGAATTAACAAATAGATATTGGAATCAATGTGTTAAACTTATTAGGACTTTTTATCCTTTTAAAAAAATTGTTGTTATTGACGATAATAGTAACTCACAATTTGTTAAAGCTCAATTTCCATATAAAAATTTAATTATAATTAAATCAGAATATCCTGGTAGAGGAGAATTTCTTCCATATTTTTATTTATTACAATATAAATTGTTTCCTAGTGCTGTTATCATTCATGATAGTTGTTTTATTCATAGAAGAGTTCCTTTTGAAACTTTTAATATGCCAGTTATGCCATTTTGGCATCATATTTATGATAAAGAAAACTTGGGAAATTTAATTCGTATTGCTTCTTGTTTAAAAAATAATAATAAACTTATTAAAAGATTGAAAGGAAATGAAATTAATATTTTAGGTTTAAATAGTGCTAATTCTTTTAATTTAGTATTTGGAACACAATGCTATATTAAATTGTCATTTTTAGAATTATTACAAAACAAATATAATATTTCTAATTTAGTTAATGTTATTCATAATAGATCAGACCGCTGTAGTTTAGAAAGAATTATGGGTTTGTTATTTTGTGAAGAATATCTACAATTAAATAAAATTAACTCGCTTTTTGGTGATATATTACATAAAAATAAATCATTTGATTATAATTATGATCAATACAATGAAGATCTTAAACATAAAAGAGTAATTTATCCATTTGTAAAGGTATGGACTGGTCGTTAAAAAGGAGGATTATCTGTAAAAGCTATCGGTATAACTGGTGCTACTGATTCGTGGATAATTGGATTTAATTGATCTATTACAAAATTACCAGTTATTACACTTAAATATACTAACAAGGTGTCTCTTATTAAATATTTCAATGGTTTTGGCTCTTTATCTATATATCTCATTTCTAAAAACTTTGCTATTAAAAAAATTATAGATATTACTCCCGCTATTAAAAATATATTATTCATAATAAAATATATTTTTAATTTTCTTATTTATTATTTACGCATTTATCAGAAAACTACGTTTTCCGAACCTTTCCTATTATCAGAAAACTACGTTTTCCGAACCTTTCCTATTATCAGAAACCTACGTTTATTAAAGTCACCTACTACTTGCCGACTCTTTTCCTTAAAATTGTTTATAAGTGTCCTACCAATTTATTCTAAAATGAGGCGTGCGGTGGCAAATTATGCTAAAACTTCTATATCTTCTAACATAAAATCATTATCTAATTTTATTTCGGGAGGATTTATTACATGAACGTCTAATCCATCTAAAGATACTTCTTCATTAGTTATATTTAATTTATCATCTCCTTCATCTTCTTCCATCTTTCTTGCTAAATTTCTTAATGTACTAATTTCTTCAAGTCTTTCTATTGTTTTTGGAGCACTTACCAATTCTTCTTCACCGTTTTTACTTAATACTGTATCAACATCATTAAACTTTAAACTACCATTCTCATTTTTTCCTTCAAAAATTGCTTCCGATTCTGTTTTAACTTCAGGATTTGATTTTTCTATTATTTGTTCTTTTATTTCTTCAATAATATCTTCTTCAACTGTTTCATCCATATAAGCTCTTAAAATACTTTCAACAGGAATACTTTCTCTTACCGCATTTAATATACATTCTTGAACTATTATTTCTAATTCTCTATTATGTTTTTGGATTTGTAATGGTGAAATATTTAATTCAAATAAATATACATTTTTATATACTTTTCTAGCTACATTTATGTATGCTTTATGTATAAAATCATCCAACTTTGGAATATTTATATCTATTTTTTTCTGTTTTTGTCCTACACGCATAGCTGTTAAGATCTTTAATTGAATTATATGAATACACGTTACTAATTCTTCTAAATAGGAACAATTACTTCTATCAACAATTCTCTTACGTTCTGTTTCAATTATTGTAGCATTCCATTTTGGAATTCTTGTAATAAAGTTTTGAAATGTCATTAAATATTTATCTATTTCTCCATTTTCTTTACAAAGTTTATAGGATTCATCAAATATTGATTTAAAACCTTCAATTAATAAAGGAGTTAATATTGTTAATAATCTTGCTCCCCATTCATTCTTAGATTCATGTAATGAACTAACATTGAAATCATCCATAATGTATTTATTTGATGTTTAATTTTTATCTTTTAAACTTATTTTTTTTTACTAAATTTTTATAAGCTACGCTGAAAAACTTATAAAAATTATCATCACAATTATTTTTTCTGCGCTGTTACCATATATCATGCGCTTTTTTGATAACTTATTTTGGTAGTATTTTTCAGTAACAATTTTTTTCCAAAAAGTAAAAAGGAAAATGGATTTTGGACATTTTAAAAATGTCCATTTTCGGATTTTCCAAAAAAGTCTTGAAAAAGACCCTCTGTTTCGGGATTTGTTACCAAAATGCTCTAAATTTCAAAAAATGATTAAAAAAAAATGTTACGATAAAAAAAACTATTTTTTAAAAAACTATTTAGGCGTTTTTTTTATGTAAGTATATTATACTGACAAATGTCCGACAATTTTACGCCAAAAACGCCTATTAAATTCAATTGCGAAAATTGTCTCTTTAAATGCTCTAAACAAAGTGATTGGGATCGCCATATTTTAACACGAAAACATAAGAATACTGACAATTTACTGACAAATACTGACAATAATACGCCAAAAAAAACCGAAATATTTTCATGTAGTTGTGGAAGAGTCTATAAACATAGACAAAGTTTATTCAATCATAAACAAAAGTGTTATTTTCTTCAAAAAACAAAAATGATTATGGATGTTATAAAAGATGACAAAAATGTTCAAGAATATCTAATGGAACAAAATAAATTACTTATTGAACAACTTTCAAAACAAAATAAACAACTTATGGAACAAAACACCAAATTATTTGAAATTGCTCAAAATAGTAATTCTGGAACAATTAATAATACAGTTAATAATAATAACAAATTTAACATTAATGTTTTTTTAAATGAAACATGTAAAGATGCTATTAATTTATCAGATTTTGTGAATCAAATTCAACTATCTATTAGTGATCTTGAGGATACAGGTAAATTAGGTTATGCGGAAGGAATTAGTCGTATTTTTATTAAAAATTTAAATGATATTGACCTACCTCAAAGACCGATCCATTGTAGTGATTCCAAAAGAGATGTTTTGTATATTAAAGATGATAATCAATGGATTAAAGATAATGAAACCAAAGATAAACTAACAAGTGCTATTAAAATAGTTGCTAATAAAAATATTAAACAAATTCCTGAATGGCAAAAAGTAAATCCAGAATATAATAATCCAGAATCTAAACAAAATGATAAATATATGAAAATGATATGTGAAGTAATGTCTGGATCAACTAAGGAGGAACAACAAAAGAACTATAATAAAATTATTAAGAATATTTCCAAAGAAGTTGTAATTGACAAAACCAATGTATTATTTCAGACCTTTTTATAATATTTTGTTAGATTTATAACAATATATTATATAAATGATATTTTACATAAATGATATGTTTTCTAATTGGGTTTCCCTATCTAAGAAAGTAAAATTTAAAACAAACATCATTAATAATTTTTCATTTCTAAATTCTTTTCTTATTTTATTAAATGCTATTAATAATTCATATCTTTTTTCTTCTTTTAATTGTATCGTTCCATCTTCTATTAAATTTATTATATCTAACGCATTATAAGCTTTTTCATATAATTTTATTATAAATTCCTCAATTTCCAATTCAGACATTTTATCTCCATTAGAAATTGATTTTTGTAATTCTTTTTTTAACCAATCATTCCGTTGATTTTTTACATTTGATAATTTAAATATTTCTTCTAAATTATATTTATATAAATTTATTTGTTTTCCTTTATATTCTGGTTCAGATATATAAATTTCGCAAAACCTGGATAAAATTGGCTTTAATAACTTATATTTATCTTCAACAATTATAAAAAATCTTGTATTGTGACTAAATAATTCTATACATCTTCTTAATGCTGATTGAGCATCCATTGTTAGTTTGTCACCATTTAATAATATAATACTTTTAAATGTATCTCCGCCGTTTGAATTTATATGGGTTTTGGCAAAAAACTTTAATTCTTCTCTAATAAATTTTATACCTTTTCCATGAGCACAATTTACATACATTACAAAATCTTTTATTTTTTCTTTGTTTCCATCATAAATTAATGAAATGAATTCATTCACTATAGTACTTTTTCCTGAACCACTTGGACCATTAAAAATTATATTTGGAATTTTTTTTATATTGTGAAAGAATTTAAGTTTTTCTTTTATATTTTCATGAATATTTATTGTCATCTTAAAATGGTTTATTAATATTAAAATAGTGTTTTTATATTTTAATATTACGTATTTATTATTTTTTATTGTATGTTTTTATCTACAATGGTATCCTATTTATTGGTTGATGGTTTTCCTTGAATTGTATATAATTATATAATAGCTTAAAACACAATTATATTCATGTAAAATTTACACCCTTGAATTATTTATACAGAGTTTGTTAAACTATGAGTATATGGATTTTCTTTAAAAGCATTCAATAAATCAGGAGAAATACGATCACATCCAATACAATTATCATAATATTGAGGCATATTTGCTTTTCCATATGTTTGAACCGATGGTCCATTAGGAATTACTGATTGAGGTGCCCATAATCTATTATTATCACGATCCGAATCTAATTTTGATAATGTTACATTAATATAAGGATTAAATTGACTAGTATTACCTTGATTTGTTCTACCTACAATACTCTTTTCTTTTGCTTCACTGTTAGTTTGTCTATAAACAGAATCATATTGTCTATTTCCATATTTTGAAGAAACTCCCATAACTTGTGCGCAATTTGTAGTATCTCGTTGATTTGTTATTGGTTGGTGATCATTTACTAAATAAGCAGCATTATCGGTTTGATTTCCTATATAGCCATTTGGTTGATACAAAGTTGTTTCTTTTATCGTTGTTGTTGGGACATCTCCTTGATTCAATACATAATTTCCAGGAACTTCACCTCCTAAATTACCAAAAATTCGCATATTACAACTATATTCTTCTTTCCTTGATGGTTTTAATATATCCATAACGGGAGCAATAGCTGCCCCAATAGCTTTTGAAAATCCTGAACCAAAGGTTTGAGGTTGTAAATTAATAGATCTATTGTTAACATAATTGGTATGACTATTTAACTGTTGGTCTTTATCATTATGTGGACCTGAACCTGCCGCATTTGAGTGTCCTACATCAAAACCTTCTAATTGATGTTTTTTTGGTTCTTCATATTTTTTTGGAACATAACTTGCTGTCTTTAATATAGCATTTGGCGTTCCATGTTGAAAAGTTGTAGTATCATTTCTATGAGAAGTTTTTTGAATTTCTTCAGCAACCAACCTTCCTGCTTTTTCAGCTCCAGTGGTTGTTAACCAACGGTCTTGTGTATTAATAAAAAATGTATCTGGTCTATATTTTTCAACTCTGCCTTCTATACCTACATTTTTTATAACCGATTGAGCTGGACCTTGTAAATTAGCTAAACTATACTCTTGTTTTGGATTTGTAGAAATACGTAATTCATCCACTGTTTTTGGCAACCATTTATCCCGAGCTTCCATACCAGAATTAAATCCATGACTACCTGCTGAAGTATAACCTTTATCTAAACCAGGTCCTACCATTACTGTTTCAAATGGTTTTACCATATTATTACGATTTACTGGGTTTTGTCTTGATTGAAAAAAATCACTCATGTCAGGCATGCCATATGCCCATTGTACATTTTCTTCTGGCTTAAATAATGGTGCTTGTTCAATTTTCCTAATTGTCTGTGAACCATTTCCTACATAATTATCCAAAATTGTTTCAGCGTTATTATTATTATATACTTGACCAAAAGGTTTACTAGTTGTAAAAGGTACCATATTATTATGCTTAAATTCTTTTGATGACAGGTAATCTCCAGTTAAAGAATAAATTTGTTGAATAGTATTATTAATAGGAATACCAGCCCGTTGTTTTTCTTCATAAACATTTTGATTAAAATACTTATCAGTTGCTACATTTGGATTAGGATATTCCTGAACATTATCAACTAATTCTTTATTATTCATTATTGGATAATTTTGTGGAGAGATATTCGTATTTGGTAAATAATTTGATAAAGGGGATTCAGAATTTTTGGTACCTAAATTTGTTCTTATACCCATATTATTGAAATTTTCTTTTTTATTGAAATTTTCTTTTTTAGCGTTTTTTACTTCGTTAGAAGAGTTGTTTTTATTTTGATTTGAAATAACATACATACCTCCTAATGCTACTAATGGGATAGCTATCTCCATATTATATATATAAATATACTTTTTTTATTACTTAATTACTTTGTAACTTTTTTGATTTGTTATTTTGTTATTTTTGATTAGGAACTAATTCACAATTATTTGGTACAGAACATGTTGACCTTCCTTGTAAATAGGAATTATGAACTGGAACTGTATATCTCTGATCATTTGGTGGAATACAATCAAATTCTCTCTGGAAACTATCTTTTTCTAAAATTCTTGTACTAGCGTAATTTTGAAAAGGCATCTCTGTATGTGCCTGAGGATCAGATGGCAATATATATGCGTGATTTTGAGTTAAATCTCTTGCGGTCCAAGCTGGCATAATAGTTCTACTTTGCTCTGTTGTTAAAAATTTATCACATATAGGATAATCTATTGGTGAAGCATGTACAGTTTGTCTTTTATATTTATTTATACCATTTATGGCTAAACAATCTCTATTTAATTGTCTATCTATTCCTAAAAGAGAACTTTGAATATCTATACAATGAGTCCATAAATTGCCACCCCATTTTTGAGGGATAATTTGAGGATCTAACATGAAACATGGCTTATCACCATTTCCTGGAACATCTAAATACCATCTTTCTTGATCAGTTTGTTGTTGAAGTTGTTTTGTAATTCTTGCTGGGTCGTCATGGAATCTTGTGAATGCCATTATATATATACCTTTAGAAAAGGTATAGCCAAAAAAACAATATATACCTTTAGAAATGGTATAGCAAAAAAACAATATATACCTTTAGAAAAGGTATAGCCAAAAAAACAATATATACCTTTAGAAAAGGTATATAAAACATAAAGCTAAAACCTTCCTTTTGCTTTAGTATTAAACACTTTGTACTGTTAATTTTACACTTGGTGATGCTGGAAGACCAGTATATCCAGGTTCCGCTGAAATTCCCATATTTTGATCTTTTGATGACCATGCTAATTGAAATGTATCGTTTGCGTTAAATGGATACATAAAATTCCATGAAGCAACATGACTTACGCCGTTTCCATTAAGCCAAAAAGCAGTATTACTATTTGAAATATTAGCACCATTTTTTTTTGGCCATATATAAATAACTTCGTTATTAGAATCTGTTTTAACACATTGTGCGGAAAATTGTATATTATAAATTCCAGTGTGACCAAATGTTAAAATTGATCCTGTAGCTCCTGTATATCCAGGTGCTGTCCCTCCAGAATAACCTACCGGATTAGTTATTGTTATACCATTAGGTGTTGGTACAGAATTATCAAATAACATACCTCTAATTGTCCAGCCTGATGCCGATGCTCCAGTATTAAATAAAGAATAATTTGAATAATATGATCCATAATAAGATGTTGCTCCACTTCCTGTGTCACCTTTTGGACCTGTAGCACCTGTGGCACCTGTGTGACCTGTAGAACCTGTGGCACCTGTGTGACCTGTAGCACCTGTGTCACCTGTGTGACCTGTAGCACCTGTAGCACCTGTGTGACCGGTAGCACCTGTGTGACCTGTAGCTCCAGTAGGGCCAACACGTTTAATTAAAGAGTATGACTGTCCAGTTAAACCTGAACCATCAATAGTTATTTGAGTTGCTATTAAATCAAAGTCAGGAGTATTTACAGTACCTGTTACTCCTATTTGCCAACCACTTCCAATAATCCCAGCGGTTGTTCCTGATTCAATGGAAGGGCCTACATTATAAAAAGGACTAGCCATTCCATTTTTAGTATAGGCTAATCCAGCAATGTTTGACCCTAAAGTTGCTGGTTGACCAATACTACCGGAAGGGCCTTCAATAGTTAAAGTTCCTGGTCCCATAAATATTTCTCTCCAAGATGCTCCTGTGGTACCTAATGAAAATGTATTATTAACAGAAGGTATAATATTTGAATTGGAATAAATTATATTTCCTGTATTCCCTGGATTATTAATATCTCCGCTAAAATAAAATTCAAGAGCACTATTATAATATGCTGTTTCTCCTCCAGATAAAGGATAAATTAAAAACGCAGCTGTTTCACCTGTTAATCCATATGGACCAGTTATTCCAAATCCGGGTTTCCCTGTGGCTCCTGTAGCTCCTGTAGCTCCTGTAGATCCAGAAGCTCCTGTAGCTCCCGTGGAGCCTCTTCCCCCCGTTGAACCTGTAGCTCCAGTAGTTCCAGTAGATCCTGTAGATCCAGTGGCACCTCTAGCTCCTGTAGGTCCTGTAGCACCTCTACACCCAGTAGGCCCTCTAGCACCTGTAGAACCAGTATTTCCAGTAACACCCATAGGTCCAATAGCACCTCTTTGGCCCTGGGCACCTTGAGGTCCCTGTGCTCCATTAATTATATAATTTAAATCACAGCATCTTCTGGCTCCTAAATATCTAGAATAAGCATTAT